GTTGCTGTTGATTCAAAAAGCCCATCTGTAGAATGCTCGTGCCACGCAATGACTTGTTGTTCTGGAATCGTTGTTAATCCGAAGAGCTTGCCATCATCTCGGACAAACCAAACAATCGGTTCGGGGGCTTTCTGATAAGTAGAATCGACAATCTCAACAGAATCGAATTTTTCATGCGCCCGTAAAGACAAATCGTTTAATTCGTATTTTTGATCAAAACCGATTGCCGAAATGGATCTAACATGCCCGCCCCGCTCTGAACAGAAAATAATATTTGATTCAACGACAATCGGTTCAACGTAGGAAGCGCCAATCTGTGACTTTCTCCTTGAGAAAACAGTAGCAGGACCTAAGGAATCGCCGTTATATGAGATCAAAAGCTCGGATTTATTGCTTAGCAAGAATAAAGAATCAAGATTGACAATATGTTGGACATTAAATTTTTTATCAAAAAATAAAGCAAGCTCGATTCTGTCATCATCTCTGGCAGGCAGGGAATAACTTAGATTGTTTTCGGTAAAGGTTTTAGTCATCCAAACGGTATTTGGCTTGTTGATTGTGCTCGCAAAGCATTTTCTTTGTTCAAAATACCCTACGGCGGTGGGATAATTTCCAGCAGTTGTAAAAGGGTTGGAGGAGTTAGGGGGTGATATCCCTAAATCGCTAGCGATATTATCATCTTTAAAAGAAGTGATACTTGCCTGACCGATATAGCCGTACAACCCATTTGATTCTTTATAAACATTGTAAAGACTTGCGCCCGCCACCGCTGTCCAAGTGATCCTATTGTAGTGATCAACTTTCGAAATATCGTTCACACAAGAAGCAGATCCACTTGGATAAGATTCGTTTTTTCCCTGTGCATCGAGGGCGGTAACCTTGTAAGTATAAGTGATTGTTCCGCCTGATCCAGATCCCACAGCGGTAGCGGTAATACCATTTGGTGCGACGGTTGTAGGTGTGAAATTAATATCAAGTAACCGCCAATCCGTCACCCCATAGCGACGAAGTTCCTTAGGGGGATAATTTTTATGAGTTAAAGTAATGATGTCGTTACTTTGAACCTTTCGAATTTGAAAAAGATCCGCCTCAGAATAAGGATTTGGGATTTCATAAATCCCCGCGGGCATCTGATACCAATACAAAGCGTTTGGCGGTTGTTGATTTGTGTTTGCTGTGATACAATAATAATTTAAGCCAGATCTTGACACTAGACTTCCTACTGCGTATGAAATCGCACTTGACCAAGCCGACGGCGTTGTATAACCGAGCGTGCCGTTCTTATTGTGCCAGCGGAAATAACCCGCCCCAATTTCAATAATGAGGTTTTGTCCTTCATCATAATCGAATTCTATGATTCTTACTTTTTTAGAAGAATCTTTGACCGTTGCAATATATTGAGTGCCCGTCCTGTTAACAACATTCCCTTGAGGTAAACAAATGACATTTTCAGCCTCTGCCAAGCCTGTTTGATATTTAGGGTCATCGATACGCCCCCAAAATTCACGACCGATTAAGCCACCATTAAAAGACCTAAGATAGTTTTTCATGAAAACCTTGCCATGTAAGGAGGGCTAATTTGATTGCGTGACCGTCTATTCGATGAATTGATATCAAGGGCTTGTGCTTTGCCGATTTCAACATCAGCAAGCTTTTTTAAACCAGCACTAATATTGAGTGTGTTGCTTCCCCCAATTGTGACAGCTAGAAGATAATCCGCTGTGGTGTAGACAATAGCTTCTTTCAAATGCTCTGAGAAAAGGTTTGGGTCTGTTATTGAGGCTGTGTAATAAAGCGTTGGATTTTCTGCGTTTGTGTAAATTGCTCTTACGGCCTGAGAATGTGGCTCGATGATATAATCTTCGATCAAAATTGAAGAATATTCGAGCTGTCTTGTATAATTGAATGATAAATCGCTTTGAAAATCAGCACTTGCGCCGTAGGGAAATAAAGCGATTATGTTCACAAAATCAGAAGGTAAGGCATAACAATAGGCATACTGCGTTATTTCTGATTCCATGAGAGCGGGCACGATCCTTTTTTTACAAAAAGACCATGAGAAAGAATTTAAGTGATAATCTCTGGCACGCTCGTAAGCAATTTTGCCATTACGTGCCTCGACCGAATTTTCGGAAAGCGACGACAGAATGACGCTTTCGCCAATTTGTGCATAAGCCCTATTAACCAAATCCGATTCTGTCGTCATTTTTTAATCCTCTACAGGAATAGCAAAATATGGAATCGAATTATGAAGCTTTGCTTCTTCAACAATTTTATTCCATTTTTCAAGTGGATACTCGAAAAATTCACCAACTTCATAAGAGCGTCCAGAATCATCTAATGACAATTTATGCAACGCTTTTAAGGTTATTGTTTCTTTTTCTTGTGTCGACTTTAACCTTGCCATAACCCAACTCCAGAGACTTGATCCCCGCCTTCGATCGCAAGAGGAAGATCCGCAAAAACAGTTCCAGCGGTCATCGCAGAAGTTGCAACGTCATACTCTACTCTGATGTAACGCTTTGCATTTTGTGGCAAAGACTGAGTATTGTAAAGTTTTGCACCAGCTTTTAATTCGGATATAATAAAAGTTTTTGTTCTAATCAAATCCGTAAAAGTTGAATTATCCGAAGACGTTGTAATGCGAACCGTTAAAGTTCCAGTTCCAGCAAAAGCTGTCCCAACATAAACCTCAAAAGGAATTTTAAAACCAGAAATATCCCTTAAAGCTTGCGTATCAAAGGAATTTGTTGAAACGGTAGTCCCAATAGAAGTAACCGTTTGGTTAATAGAAAAAAATTGCTGTAAATTTTGACGAGCCATTTAAGCTAACTCCGATCAAACAAAAGGAACAAGGGTTTCATTCAAACGGATCATCTGATCTGTGTAGACCCTCGTACCGTTGAAAGAAAAATTCGCATTTAGATCAAGGGCATAACCGCCGTAAATCCCGCCATCCGCAAACTGCGTATAAAGATTTCTAAAATTATCGCCACTTTTAAGCAAGTTTGGTTGAGCTGTTGTAATACGCGCTGCGACTTCAGGTCGCATGAAAATAACAGCGTTTTGAGATCCAGAAGGAAGCATTGCCAAAGCTTCTAAAATCAAATCACCGACATAAGTAGCCGAAGTCGGGGTTGTCGAATTGCCAGGGTTTTGCGTTCCGGACTTTGATTTTAAATCAGCAACGTTAATATTCGCAATACGAACACAACGACGGAAATCGCCGACGTTAAAACCAAGAGTCCAATCCCAAAGATAGCGATTACCATAATGAGTATAACCATACTGATCTGTGATCGGAATGCTAGTGATAGTTTCAGATCTAATCCCCATAGGCATATCGCCTTGGTCAGTAGCATCATAGAAAAAATGGACTTTACTTTCGCCTGCATCCATTACCCAAATTGAAGTATTTGCGTTATCCGTTGTCGATCCAGCATTAAGGATATACTGATACGTCGCTTTATTGGAAGAAGCTGCGCCACTTGAATATTTTTGAGTAAGAGACTCGAAGCCACTTAAACCAGTGACAGAATCATTGGCACCATAATAAACGGCATCGACGATTGTTTCTTTCATTTTTGTAAGAAAGTTTTCTTCAATCATCATCAAAGATTCAGGCGTTGCGCGTCTTAAATCATCTTTAGACTGAGTGTAAGATGAAGAAAAATTTACAACACTCGAAAAATTTGTCGCGACAGTCAGACTAGAATCTCTATACCCTTGGTTATCAGCCCGTAAACCAACGGTTGGCATGCCCGAAATAAAAAAGTTACGATATGAGGATTTGTCATTAGACGGAAAAACGCCTAAATAATCCAACATGTTCGACTTTTTCGATAACGTATTAATAATAGCGTTCCGATCTACGGAAGCCATATTAATAGTTTCTATATTGTTTTGGGTGAACGGCATTTGCGGTAAAGTTGCCATTTTATCCTCTTAAGTTTGAAAGTAAAACGTTATTTTTATCGAAGGATTTCATGCTATTTTCCTTCATCATCTTTGCGCGCATCAAAGAAGCTTTATCGCCAATAATTTCTTCTTTTTGCATGTAAGCCTTGCCAATGACTGCGGTGTCAGACCCTAGAATTTTTCCAATATGAACAAAAAGCTCTGCAACCTGGGGGTTGTTAATAGCCCCTTGTCCATTTGGATTTTTTTCAGATTTTGAATAAAAATAAGTTTGCATCCAACTCTTAAACTCTGGGGTTGCGTCTGGTGAACTTAAAATAGCATCAAAGCCTTTTTTGATATTTGCTTCGGACTGCTTTAAGCTCTCACCTATGAACATTGGGTGCTTTGACAAATCGCTACGCCAAGCCTTGTACATATTATCAACGGATTTAGACAAACTATCAACTAAATTTTTGTCTATCTTATTCAGATTATTAGCAATAAGTTGAGCTTGCTCTTGCGTGAGTTTTGCCTCTTTAAAAACTTCTTGCAAAGAATCATCCATGCCTTTTAAGAGCTCTAAATCTTCGCCATAAGTAAGCTCGTATTTTTCTGGAAGTGGCTCTTCTGGCTTATCTTCTTTTTCTAAAGACTGAGAAAGATCTAAGCTTTTATCTTCTTCCTGAGGCGTTTCTACCTTAACTTCTTCCGAAGATAGGCTCTGGCTAAGATCTAAACCAGAAGATTCTTGAACGATTTCGGTTTGTGTTGTTTCATCTGACATTATTTTACTCCTTTATAAAAAATTCCAAGCTCTGGAAAATCGACGTGGTATTCTTGAGAAACAGATTTTAAACGCCCTCTAAGCTCTAAACCGATTGAACGACGCCCCTCAAAAAACTGATTGCCCTCTAAATTTGTCGAATAAATCCTTGAGAGATCTTCCATGAGAAAGGTCATAAAATCCCTGAATTTTTGATTTTGCATAAGGTCAAAAAGAGCTCGATTATCCATTCATCCCACCGATCATTTGGCTTAAATTTTCAAGGTTACTATTGCTAAGCGTTTGAGTAGCTTTCGCGGCCTGTTCAGCCATTGCCATTTGTTGTTGTTGCTGTGCCACTTCTGCTTGTGCTTGACGCGCCATATCAACCTCTTGTTGTGATCGAATGATGATAGGATCAACGCCCGTTTGATCAACAACAAGATCAACAATCTTATCTTGGTCAATTTTGCCTTGTGCCAAGGGCGCAATTTGCATCGCTTGACCGATAACCTCAAGAGCTTTTTGCGTTGCGCCTAACCCTGACATTTTTTGAGCTTGCGTAAGGATTGAATCAAATTCTATTTCAATACCGCCGGTGATTTGTTCGGCGGGTAAGGGCAGGCGTCCAGACTCAAGCAAAGCATAAAAAGCCTCCTCTGAAAACTTCTTCAATCCTTCGTTATGCAAGCTCTGTGTTTTTGGCGCAATAAGGCTTAAAGCCTCGTTTTTCATCTCGAGAATTTCTGTAGCCGTGCGAATGTTATCTTGCATGGACAACATTTGAAAAAGATTGACGTATAGGGAATTGTTAACCCTTGCCTCTTGCCTATCTCTTTCGTCTTGCTCCACTTGAATCGAAGAGGGATTTACGGTGATAATGGGCGTAACAGGCTGTCTTGAGACATCACTTGCAAAGCCAGCGATACATCTAGTCCCAAGTGGGATCATCATTTTATCAGCGGTTTCAATGATGGCGGGGTCAACCAGAACAACGGGATGCGCCACTTGATCCTTAAGAAATGTCACATTTTTACAAAGGTGCTGTAGCATTCTCAAAGAAGGTAAAGCCCTCATAACAGGGGATATGCCATAAACCTGCGTAGGGCTTTTATTCCACCGCGGGCAAGCATATGGAAAGCGATCGTAACCGCCTTTTCTCAAGATCTCATTGCTACCGACTTCGAAATAAACAGAATCGAACTCTTTACCCTGCTTTGTGAGTGGTGCAAAAAAGTTGTTAGGCTCGACTGCATGGACAAAGTCGAAGTAATTATCAATATAACCCTTATCAACGCAATTCTTAATCTGATTAGAGACTTTGTCACCAAAAACACGATAAGCCTCACCCGCTTTCAACTTGAAAGATCGGTAAACAGTATCAACAACCCCGTGTTGATTTTCGCTTAGGCAATAAGATCCCACAGGTACATCCACCGCCCGCAAAATATTATTCGCGTCAAATTCAAGAAGCGTGCAAGACGTGCCAAAAACAAAGATATTGGCATACATCTGCGCCACTGAATAAGCACATCTTTGCGATATCGTATCTTGAATAAGCGATTGCCAGATTGGTTTTATTTGTTTGACATCATGCCTTTGATCTTCTTCAGAATTTACAAGCCTTACCTT